ATAAAACCACCCTGTCTAAAACGTAGTATAGCCTGTGTCATCGAATCCGCCAAGTCATCATGTTCACCATTTGGAAATGAAGCGCATTCCTCAATAACCTCATCGGCAAAATTAGTCTCTGGTGCCCAAACCATACCGCTTTCAAACACAGGAGCGCAAGCATGCATTCTTGTAAACTTATCTGCACCACGCCCAGGTGTGAAAGGAGTCACAGGTATACCCATCCTTCGCAGTTCTTGCGTCAACGGCATACCAGAACCCTTTTGTTCTATCAGTATCATATCAGGGTCAAACTCTTGAAATAAATCATTTGCCGCTTCTTTTAATTCAGGAAACTCCCATCTACCACGCACAGCGTCAAGTAAAATAATATGATCCTCGCCTGTATCCTCGTGATGAAATATACCCCAAGTTGTAATCGCAGAGTAATCTGCCCTATCGCTTTTGCTAAACGCAGTGTCATAACTTTGAATAACATAGCTGCAATATGGCGGATCTTCTTTCTCCCACAAGTTCCACCACTCACGCTTTACAATCGCGCCCTCTTCAGCAGTAGGGTTTTGCATGTACTGTGAGTTCCACTTGCTCACAGGAATAGAAGCCTTTACGCCCTCTAA